AGGCATTGGATATATACGACCGTTTCGATTCTTTGTTTCTGCTTGCGCAAAAATACCTTCAATAGCATAATTCTTTTTACCGGTTTTCTTATCTTCGGTAATTAAAAATTCAATATCGTTTTCTACAAATTCTGATATTAGTTTCATATTAACCTCTTGGATACGCTATTTTTGTAAAATGCGTAGTAGCGGTACCCGCATGTAATTGATCTGCTTGTTCTTTTTGAATTATTATAGATTGGTTTTCATGCATTTGAAAAGTAAAACCAGTAGTTGCATTAGTTATTAAATCATCTGCAGTTGCACATATATAAACCGTTTGAGCATTACTTACAGTTGTTGCATTTAACGCGCCTTCTGCTGTAACTTTAGCTGATAAAGGTTTTATTTCCATTACTTCATTCCTTTATACTGTTTCATAAATTCATTTGCAGCTTTCTCAGCTTCTTTTTGAGAATTATAAGCATCCAATCTATCACCATCAATATAAACAACAAATTTATTTTTTTCATTATGAATCTTAACAGGAACGCGATTAATCTTTTTATCGAACACCGTTTTACCTATAGGATTTCTTCCTGTTAATTCTCTTAGTTGTAAAAAAGTTTTCATGTTAACTATATTTATACTTTTTATGTTTTACACTGTTTCTTCTTCGTCTTCTTCTTCATCCTCTAATTCTTCATTCTCTTCTTCGCTCTCTAGCTCTTCAGTGTCTTCATCATTTAATTCTTCTTCCTCTTCTTCAGCGCCATTATATACTTGATCTGCCATTCTAACTTTTTCTTGATCAAGAAGATCTGACATTTTTATCGTCATAACTTCACCAAATATCTTATTTGCATTATTATAGTCTTTAGCTAGAGAAGCTTTAATTAAATCTTGAATTGGATTTGTTTCTTTCTCTGTGTTTTCAATATTATCGACATTATCCATTATACTGCTCCTTGGTCATTGTCTGGTTCTTGCGCTTGTGCAGCTGCAATTTCTTTTTCCATATTCTTTATAGTATCATCATCCATTAGAAGAATATTCTTTTGTACCCATTGTTTAGAGAAATATTCTCCAACGTATTGTGAAATTTGATCTAAACTTTGTATTTTTTCTCTTAATAATTCTGCTTCTTTTAATTCAGAAAAATGATTGTCTCGAGAATAATCAAGTGTTAATTTATTTTTCCAACTATTCCAATCATCTTCGGTTATAATATTTTTCATTATTAATTGTTTTCTTAAGATATCATAAAATAAATTTGCAAATCTATTTCTTAAACGATCAATAAACTTTTGAAACTTTAATTCATCTCTACTTATTTCAGTAGCTCTTCCTAAAGAAAACTGTTGTTCCTGTTCAAGCCTGTTCATAGGAACATTAAGTGATCTATATAATCTCTTTTGAAAATATATAATATCTTCAATTTGTCCTAAGTTTTCACCACCAGGTAAAGTTGAAATTTCAGTTCCTCGACCACCTTCTCTCCTTGGCAACCAAAAATCTTCGAGCATTGACATATGTTTTCTGTCATCTCTTATTTCACCAGTTTTAGCATCATACACTAACTTATTACGATACTTTGACATGATGTCTTTCATATATTGTTCGGCTTTACCTCTTGGTAAGTTACCAACATCAATATAAAACATTCTTCTTTCAGGTGCTCTTGCTAATCTATAAATTACAAGAGAATCTTCCATCATTCTTAATTGTGTTATAGGCTTAAGAGCTTTATGTAAATAAGAAATAACTTTCTTTCTATTCTCATCTAAAAGTCCAGAAGTAATATAACTTACTGAATCAAGAGTCATTTTTACACCAGCATTCTGTGCTCCTGGTTTCTCTTGAAATATATAAAATTCATCAACCTTTTCAACAAGTTTTGCTCCAGTCAATGGATCTTTTTTAGTTGCAACTTGTTTTACTTTTCTCATTTTTGCAGCATCAATATATCTTATTTCTTGTATACCTGCTGCTAAATTAGATTCATCAACTACTAAATGATGATATAGTCTTCCATCAATATACCATCTTCTAAATATATCATGACCAAGTTCTTTAAAATTTAACATGTTATAAATTTTTTCAAACTCTTCATTTATTTGTTTTTTAATTGAATCACTAAGCGGTAGATTATCTAAGTTTATAGTAACTGCTGGTTTTAATTCATTTGCTGTTATGGATTCATTTACAATATCTTCAATAGCTGCATCAGCTTCTGGATGCATAGCACTCCCTCTATACTTCAATATGAGCTGAGCATTATCTTTAGAATCATCTCCATCCATATTAATATAGTGACCGTAGTGTGCACCAGCAGATGTTGCAGTGACATATCCAGCACCATCGTCGTCTCTTGGCGGAACGGGTGAAGCAAGTGATTTTTTATCCTTTGCTCTTGTTATTTCAAAACCAAATAATTTAATTGAATTTTCTGCCATTTAGAATTCCTTTATAGTAAGGAGGACCGTAGCCCTCCTACTATTTATATTGCCTTAAGTAGTGGTATCTGTATCGTAATATTGATACGCAAACGTTACAGTAAACCTTTCAATCTCATCATTAGTTCCATAATTGAGATCTATAGGTGACAAATCTTGTGGATATGATCCCCTAAAGGTGTACTTCTTAAGTGTATCGCCTGACCTGTCTAATTGCTCAACAAAAAGATCTGCTTCGTACGCGACTGGAGTTGTAAGACCAGTATTTGCACTATGTGCATTCATACCGTTCATCCATCTTTCCATTGCATTTCTGATAGCAAAATCAGTATCATTGATAATTGTGACTGTCCACACATCGAAAGTTCTATCTCCGGCCATCTTTAATTGTCGACCACGGAATGGTACGAGAATTTGACCTAATGTAGATCCAGGTAGCTGAGCGGTTTCACAAAGAAACGATGTCAGTTCTGCATCTCCATTAGCATAGCCAGGAAAGTTTATTGTAGCTTTGAAAAGGTTAGGACGAGCCCCACCACCTCTAAGCTTTGATTTAAAATCATCTACGCCTAATACTGCCATTTTCTACCTCCTAAACTGTGCCAACGACTTCTTCAAAGTCGACACCAGTTCTAACAGCCACAAAGTTAAGTGTAACATAGTTGATAGATCTAGCCGGCTTGATGAAGATACTTGCGATAAACTCATTTCTATCGATCACTGCAGGTGTATTATTAGTTTCATCTGCTACAACTCTAAAGTCTGTGATACCTCGTCGACCTTTTACTTCACGTAATACTGGTTCAACGATATTAACAAACTCAGCTCTTGTAAATTCATCGTTGAATTCAAAGAGTACTTGTTCTGCTGCTCTAGAAATTGCTCTTTCAAGAACTAAAAACAATCTTCTTACATTGATTCTATCAAATGCAGAAGGTCTTGCTAACATAGTTTTATCACCAAACAATATTACGCCAGCTCCTGGAATATTTGCTATTGGATTCACACCAGCTTTATAGAGAGTATCTCTTTGAGGCTTTGTCGGTGTAAAAGCTAATGAAGTTATTCCTAGGTATTGTCCTCTTCGTGATCCTGCAGGTGAAAACCAAGGAGCTCTATTTAAATCTGTAGCTGCCATGATTCCTGCAGTTGAAGAGTTAGCAGGTATATCAATATATTGATCGTTATATGTATCATAAACTTTTAAATAATTGCCATCAAAAACTAAATATGATGACTTAGTTAGAGTATTTGCTGTAGCTACAATATTTGCAACTGCAGTATCTGTATTATTAACATTAATAACGTCGTTTCTTGCAGGTGAAGCAACAACAACACAATCTTTTCTTAGTGACTGAGCAGTGGTAACTAAATCATTAACGATTGTTGTTATATCTGTTCTACTTACAGATCCTGGTCCAATTAAAAAATCAATTTCAACTTGATCTTTATCTTCAAAAAGATCATAACCCGCTAAAATATTAGCAGTTGATAATGCTGAAACATTAACACCTCCAGCAAAATTATAATCAATGTCTGTATTAAGAGTACCAGTTGTTTTTGCAAAGTTATCGCCACTGTCAATTGAAGTGCCAGCTGCAGCTTTATCGCCTAGTGTATTTCTAAAATCTGAATCGAAGTCTACTTGCCAAACAAAATCTGATCTGGTGTTAATTATATCTTTTATATAATTAGTAGTTCCATCAGCATTTTTAGCATTAGAGCCTAATGATGCAAAAGCATATCTTTCAAGCACTGTGCCTTGAGTGCCAGTAAATTTGCCTCCTTTATCAATAACAGCAACGTGTACTTCGTCATTAGATGCATTTAATCCAGTAGCAAAGTCAGAAGTTCCTGGTGCAGCATCAAATTCGTTTTTATATGCCCAAGTTTCAAATGCAGAGTCACCTGCTGAATATGGACACAAAGAAACTTGTAAACTATTACCAAGTGTTCCTGGGCATTTAGCTACAAAGGTATGCAGATCTGAATCTAATCCAGACAATTGTGAATTAAAGTCTGCTAAATTTTTAACAACTTCAGCTGGTGGAGATGCGGCCGCAGTTTGACCTGTAG